CCTTCCCTTAAAAAGCCCCGCACGAGGCGAGGCTTCATTCTACAACAAAGTCAGTCAGTTGTGACAGACTTTATTGAGCGTGGTTTAGTAACCGCCGACTGCGAACAGACGACCGCCGTTGGCAGAGTCTGGGTAGCCGTTAAATTCCACGTTGTAGATACGCTCGTTTTCCAGCTTGTAAGCAAACTGGAGCGCACCGGAGGTAGCGGCCAGAGGAATGAAGAAGTCTTCAGACTTGTCATCAGCAGCTTTGCCAACTGGGTGCAGACGCAGCTCTTTGGCGATTGCCAACAGGTCAGTACCCACGCCGTTAGTCACGGTCACGTACTTGCTGGTTGGGTCGATACCGCCAGTCAGAGTAGCGCCAGACAGAGTCACCTTGGTGCCGGCAGTGCCTGCGCCCAGAGTGAAAGCGTTACCAGCGGCAGTCTTCTCACCAGTTGTGCCGAACACCAAGGCAGAGCCGTAGGTCACAGTCACGATGGCGCCAGATGCGCTGTATGTTGCGGCGGCCAAAGCAGGGCTTGTGGAGGCGCTCAGAACAGCAGCGAGGTTAGCGGCAGTAGCGGCCACAGAACCACCGATGGTCACTTCGTCGGCAGCGGTAGCTGTCGTTTTGAAAGTGATGGTCTTGCCGTTCACAACGATGGTGTCGTTCGCCACGACAGAACCCACAGTGATCGAACCACTAGCCACAGCACCGCCGACAGTTGTCAGGGTAGCGCCAGGCATAATGGCAACCATGTTTTCGAGAGTCGTTTCAGCCAGGGGAACCTTAGCCATAACGTCGCGACCCATGATGTATTCGTTGATCGTGGTCTTACCGAACTGATCGACGTTCACTTTGTGGGTGTCGGTTTTCACTTGAACTTCAACGCCGCCCTGGGTGTAGCCCAGATCAACGCCGTCGAAGAAAACTTGGCAAACGCCCAGTTTTACGTTTTTTGTACTAGATGACATTCAATGCTCCTTTGCAAAGGGTGTTAAATAAGTCGGTCGTGACTTACGCGCGTGGCCGCGACTATAGCACAAAAGCACCCAAAAGTCCAGCTTTACAGGTTGTCTTTGGCTACTTCAATCAAACGGTTCATCATGCGCTCACTGACTTTGTCGGCTGCGCGCTCCATAAAGCCACCCCCGACTACCTCACTTTGCGAATCTTGCTTGGCTTGAGACCAGATGCCGAGCTTCTTAAAACCGTATGGCGTGATGTGTTGATGCGCTTCCCAGGCGTAATCACCGACGAATTTGCCTGGTCGCTCTGGCACGGGCATATCGCCGTCGATGTAGACCTCAAGGCTTTTTCGCTCGAATTGTCCAAACTGCCCTCGCCCACCACCGATTTCACGCACCTTGATAGCTTGCTCTAGGTTTCCAAACTCCAGAGGAGCCATGTCTTGCGCAAGATTCTTGATGGATTCGGCCTCACGACGCATTTGCGCTAGAACGCCACGAACAGCTTTCTCGCCGCCCTGCGACAGCAAAATCTTCAGCTCTTCAACGCCCTGAACTTCAATACCCATTTTCGACCGTGTACGCGATTTCGTACTTCACCAACACCTCCACCAAATTGCCTTCGTTCACTGGGAACGTCACAGGTAGATGGTGTGGGCGAATGTATTTGACATTCATGTTGCCGATGACAAGCTCGTAGCCGCGCAACTTTGTCATGATGGTCTCGGCCAACGTATTGGCTTCTTCATGCTTTGGCGCGCGCACAATGACGCCGAACTCGGTTTTGTAGTAGCCAGGCAGTTCGTGGTCAATGTCTGTGCCTTGAAGTGGGCTGCGTAGCAGAATGCCCTTCTTGCACTCCAGCGGCATGGCATGGATGAAGATGGTCTTGCCTTTGGTGCCGAGATTCTCAGCCTGGAGTTTGTCTGCGATTGGTTGAAGGTTCATCTTAGTTCCAGATCATTGCGTCCACTTCATAGTGGTCGAGCTTCCCCTGCACATCGAGGCGCGGGAATTTGGAGATGATTTTCAGACTGTAGCCAGAGACGTGAATAATGTCGTCAATGTTGGCTGCTGTCTTTGGAGTCAATAGAAATTTTGAATCTGCGTGCAGTTCGCGTGCGGAGCCGCGCGACGCAGAGGTGTCCGCACGAACGGCAGACTTCACGTTGCGCAAATCCAGCTTAACCATAGCGCAGCGCTCACGAACTAATCGTGATGGCAATGGTTGGCCGTAAACGTCCGTCTCGCCGTTAGCGACTTCGATTGTGCAGTCGATATTAGGCTTGAACATACATCTCTACCTTTGCGCTTGCGTTGAAATGGAAGATCGAACGCTCTAACGACGCAAACGATGGATACTCGGTGCTGTCGCCAGAGATGGAGAAAACCAGTCCGTAATTAGCGTGAGTTGGATCGTCGTATGAAACCGTTGCGAGGTCGGTTGTCCATGAAATCTGCTCCATGCGAGCTGACAGCCACAGACGGTATGCGAAGTCTCGCGTCATGCCACGCACGTAGTCGGCTGCTTTGTACTTGCGTCCGCTAGAAGTCTCGACAGAGAACTCCGGTGTCGCCAGTTTCTTTTGCAGCAACAGACCGATGCCACCATGAGCGTTTTTCACGCTCTTGAGGGCGTCTTGGTGAACGCCCTTCATACGACCGATCAAGGTGCTGATATTTTGACTTGTGACCATAGCAAGCTCGTTCATGAGTGTCACAGACTGCTCTGTGCTGTCGCCATTCTCAAGCTGTGCTACGTATGCGGTAATTGACTTTGAGGCGCTACTTAAGTACGTATCTCGCACATCGGCAACATCAGCCTTCTGGAGTGACTTCAGCGCCAGGCGCCATAGCACTCAAATAGCGTCCCGCAAGCGCAAAAAGGAACACATCGTATTCCTTCTTCATTTGCGCGCCGAAGTCGTCGTAAATCATCCTGAGCGTCCAATGCGTTTGTTGAATGTGACGAAGTAGCTCAAGTAGCCCAACGCGCGACGACAGATTGGCAGATGCAGCGCTTTGGTGCTTCGAAACATCTGGCGGCTCTCACCGATAGAGTCCAGAATCAGTCCAGCTTGTCGCTTCTCTTCGTAAGGGTCGCCACCCAGAATGTTGTTTGCTTCCACAACCTGAGCTTGGCGCAAAGCCTTCTTGAAGCGCTCTGGCAGATTGTTGAATTGAGCAGCGTTCAAGATTGCCAAGTTACCGTTGAAGATAAACAGGCTGTTGCGCGCCACGTAGGACGACTGGTACTGACCTTCCGGCACGTACTGCAAAGAGTCTTGGCCGAAGTTAACATTCGAGTTCAGCAGGTTGAAGTTGAGTTGGACGATATGCTCACGCGCATCAATCATCGCTGCCACTTGCTCCGCATCGCTTGCCGCATCCCAGGCACTGAGATTCGGAATGTCGAGCGCCGTCAATTGAGCTTGCGAGAAGGTTTGAAACGAGTTCACGCCAGTTTGCAGCGGCTGTGTCGATTCGAGACCATACGACTGAGACATGACCACCGTGTTGCCATCTGTGACGCAGTAGAGTTCGACGTTGCGAATCTCGCGCGTGGCCCCAGTGGCAATCACGTTAAGCGCGGCGGGAACCTGAATGGTTGCCTCGGTGTCGCCGTTAGCTACAGCCACGTCAGTCGGAGCCACCAGTTCGGTGTCAGCCTGATTGGTAACGCGATACTTCGCCGAGGTGACGGTGATAGCGTTGCCGGCGGCATCCGTGAACGGAATGACGACCGAAACGTCCGTGTTGTTCAGGTAAACCGCCGTCATTGCTTACTCCTTCGATGCCGTGTTGCCCTGAGCTTTCAGGATGGCTTCGATGATGCCGACAATAGAAGTGCCCTTCACGCCCATCGGTTCGCCAACTTCACGCAAGCCGTTGATACCTTTTGTGTCCGCAATGTCGGACAGCTCTTGGTACGTGTAGACTTTGACTTCAGTGGTGATGCCTTCGGTGGTTGGCTTCTCTTCTGTTTGCTTTGCCTCGGTCTTCTTTTGAGACTTTGCTTTGACAGGAGCTTCTTCGCCCTCTACAGGCATTGACATGCTGTTAATGTCGTCGCCGCCAACGAATGCTGGAGAGTGCATGTTATTGAGGTACATCTCGCCGACGTTAGCGGCGGTGCCGTCTTCCCACTCTGCGCCCAAGGCGGCAGAGATACGAATCGCGTCGATTGGGAGAACGTCACTTTCGGACAGGCCGTCCTTGAACATCACTACACCCATCTGTCCGGTGTAGGTCTCAAAGCCAGCTTGGGTCAGTCGTAATTTCATAGCGACTCCTTAGTCTGTCTCTGGCGTGTTGTTGGTTTGATCTACAACCTCTTTGCCGGCAGCTTCATCAGTCTTTTCGTCCGATGTTTCTTCGGTGACTTCTTTGCTGGACACTTCGGTGACTTCGCCGTCGTCGATTGTCTCGATCAGATACAGGCCACCAATGGTGTCTGCTTCCAGTTTGCTGACGTGGCCTTTAGAGATGCCATTCTCAAATTCGACGTTAGCGATCGAACCTGTGAAGGACTCGAAGCCCTGTTGAGTAATCATGATTTGCATATTTCTTCCTTCCAATGAAAAAGGGTGGGTCTTTTGAACCCACCCCATTCTAAGTCAGTTGTGACTTACCCGCAAGGCTTAGATGTTTGTCACACCTTTGAGACGAGCGATCGAACGGCTCGACTTCAATGCCAAACCTGTATACCACTTGAGGCGGATACGGGTTGCGTCTTTGTTTTGCACAGTGCCGATGTTCTCGACCACGATGCCAGCGTCATTGCCGCCGTACAGACCGTGCAAACCATCCAACTCGTTCAAGCGCAGTGCGTACACTGAGCAAGTGTCGGTGTTGGTGCCTTGGTCTTCGCCGCCATCCAGGAACTCGTTCATGATGACTGGGATGCCGTTGTGAGTCAGCATTGGGCGACCGAAGTTTTCCAACTGTTGCATCACAGCGTCAGTACCGTAAGTTGCGCGCAGCAAGCCACGGAATGCGCGGATTGTGCCGCGTCGCATCACGATCACGTCAGCACCGTTAGGCACTGCGTCGCACAACTGATCCAACATCGACAAAGTCAATGCGTTACCGTTAGTGCCGGCAGACACCAACTGAGTATTAGGAGCAGCGGCGGCCAGAGTTGGCAGACCGTCGAAGGCTTTAGGGTTCACGCTGGAATCACCAGTAGCCAGGGTTTGATGGAAAGCACGAGCCACAGCTTTGGCCTTCTTAGCGATTTGGATCGCCATTTGGTCATTGGTGTCGCCCATTGTGGTTTGCAGGAACTTGTCCACGTCCACATCGCCAGCCAGGATACGCAGCTTGGCAACAACTTCAGTGAAGGTTGCGGCGCTTTCGTTCACAGCGTCGTTAGGGTCGAGGAAGTCAGCAGAACCGAGAGTGTTTTCACGGTTGTAGACGTATGCTTTGCCGTTCACGCCGGTGAATGGGAGCACAGAGAACAGGTCATCGCGTTCGATGATCTGGTCGATCACGCCAGAGACGAGCTGGTTGTTACTCAGCTTCTCGGCTTCAGCTTTCAGAAGAGCCATTTAATGTCCTTTCAGTGGAGACGAATTGATAATTCGGTACTCAAGTCGCTCTAAGTCACCGATGGGGCATGACTGTAGCACAAAATGCCACAGAAAGCAAGTCACCCGTGACTTATTTTATTTAAGCGACTTTAAGACCCTTCAAACCGCTGGCAATTTTCGAAATGCCGTCGATATTTGTATCAGTTTTCACTGAGCCGACAGGTTTCTTGGATTCCGATGCGGCGCCCTGCTTCATTTTGCTCTTGAGCAAATGATCTTTCTCAGGGTCTGCTTCAACGATCTTCTTCAGCGCGTCTTCAAAGCCTACTGGCGAGCCGTACTGATCGACCATTGCGGTGCGGTTGGCGGCGCCGCGAGGCTTGTCAAAGCCCACTACTTTGCCGTCCACCAGATCGAAGTGATCGCCATAGATGACGCGCGCCTTTGCAGGTGTCAGCGTCAATTCATCGGCGATGAATGTCGATTGGCTAAATTGGCTTCCGATGCTCAGGTCGTTCATTGCGCTGGTCTTTTGATTCAACTCGCTCTTCAAGGCGTCGAGCTGTTCTTGCAGCGTTTTCACTTCCTTACCATGTTCCTCGGCCATGCGAGTCTTGAGGCGATCCCAATCACCAGCGGCTGCAAGAGCTTTCTCTTCGGCGGTCTTCTTCTCCGAGAGAAGTTTGCGCACTTCGTCGGCGTTCACGCCGTCAAATGCCTTGAGCAGTTCTTGAGCTTTGCTGAGTTCGGCGTTGGCTTTATCCAGCGCTTCCTTCTTCTTCATATTCTCTTTGAGAAGACGGGCCTCTTCATCACTTGGCTTTTTGCCCCCTTTGGCTGCTTCATCGGCTGCGGCTTTATCGGCTGCTGCCTTATCTGCGGCTGCTTTTGCGGCTTCTGCATCTGCGGCTGCTTTAGCTGCTGCTGCGGCTGCGGCTGCGGCGTCATCACCACCAGCGCTACCGCCACCACCTGCACCGCCATCATCTCCTTGGGGAGCCATGTATTTCAAAAATACGTTTCGAGTTACAAACATCTGTCACCTTTCTGACCGTTCGCTTGGTCATTGAGTTGTTAATGGAACGACAAGTCGCTATGTCGTTCCGAGGGTTTAAGGCTTATTGTTTTGGCCTTGCTTACTAGCCTTCGGATCGTTCTTGACTTGAAGGTTTCCCTTCGTGTTGCCGCCTTGACTTAGGGTCTCTTGAGACCCTGTAGTTGGGACAGCTTCAAGAGGATCGGTAGGCCAATCTTTGAGAGCTTTTTCCATCTTCGCTCGGGCCGATTTCTCGATCTGAGGGAAGAGCTTGTCCAGCACGGACTTCATCTGTTCCTGGCGCACGGTCTCTGGTGCGTCAATCAGCATGAGGCGAGCTGCAATATCGAACTCATCGTAGAGTCCACGAGTGTCGAAGTCATCTGGGTAGGACACGAGGTCTTCCGCAGATTCAGGCTTCTCACCGTGCCACAGAGCTACGATTTGCGCGATCTTGTTTTCAATGACTTCCAGGCTGTCCGCTTTGGCAGCCAGAAGTGCATTCACGCGCTCGAAGTCAAAAGCCTTCGCAACGCCTGAACTGTTGTCGATTCCCACTGCGTTGTCTTGCTTGGTGCGTTCGCCTGCCAAGCCGACAGTGTGGT